CTGGTGTTGATCTTATGTCTACTATCATTGATCTTAACCGCATTGTACAAGACGATCGTAAATCCTTAGCTCGTAAGGCTAATCCCCCGATGTTCTATAATGCCGGCGGGTATTTCAATCCCAATGTCATTAAGCAATGGGCGGGTGCTTTCTTTCCTCGTGATCCTATGATGGCTAAGAATCCTTTAGAAGCTCTCAACATGCCTGAGCATCCTGATGTCATGAATCGTATTTTGGATCTTCGTGAAGTCATTAAGAAGGGATTCCAGGTTGATCCATTGGGTGATATAGATCAAGGTCCTAAACAGACTGCAACAGAGATTGCCGTTCGTGATCGTCGTGCTCAAAGAACATCAGCGACCGATATATCTCGTTTGATTAATGAATTGCCAGCCCAAGTCTATACGGTTGCGGCTAAGATATTATCGGAACGACGATTGCTTACACGAGATCGCAAGGTTGAGTTAAATAGCGCATCGAGTCGTCTGAAGTTCTCATTTCAGTCGCCCCTCTTTGATTTGCAGAAAGAAGATAACCTCAATCGCTTTATGCATTCGATACAGATTAATGAGCAGATCTATGGTCCGGGTTCTGCTATGGCAGGCCTTGATCCAGTGGAAGTTCAGTCGTGGCTTATTGAGCAGTTGAATATGCCGCATAAGCTTTATAAGACCGGGACTGAGTTACAGAAAGTATTGGGTCAGATTGCTCAGAATATGCAACAGCAACAAGCCGGCCAACAAGCACAAGCGGGTCCTCCTTCGCAAGGAGCGGGCGCCCCCCCTGGAGCCACTGTTTGAAGCTATTAAATGATTTATATCAAAATGGGCATATAACCAAAGAGCAGTTTGATATCTATTGCACATTTGTTCTACAACCTCAAGGTGTGGCATTATTGAATCTATGGGGTGAGCAATTACTCATTGCTGAACCTTCTGTCAAGAATATGTCTGGATATGCTTATGAGTCCGGAAAGATTTATCTGATTCGTTATATCAAGACGACGATACTGATGGTGAAAGAAATGATCAGCAAAGCCCAAGAGTTCGAAACCATAGAGAAAAGTCTTTTATAACTAAACCCAGAGGTGATCATGACTGAAGAAGTAGCTGTTGTTGAAACTACCAATGAAGTACCCATTTCTACTGAATCGGTAGTTGAAGCTCCAAGACTGTATGCCGGTAAGTTTAATTCCATTGAAGAGTTGGAAGAAGGCTATAAGAACTCGGCTAAGGTCTATGATGCCAATCAAGCCTTAACTAAGCAATTAAGTGATTTCACCACTATTCCAGAAGACTATTCGCTTCCAGAAGGCATGGCTGAGATGGATGGTATTAATGAGATTAAGCACGTCGCTCGTCAAAGCGGAATTAACCAGACGCAGTTTGATAAGATGGTGAAGGCGGCTATTGAGTCTGAGACCATTAGATCATCGCGAATGGAAGAAGCTAAGAAGTCTATTGGTGAACCAACATTACAAGTGTTGGATTCTTACATTAAAAAACTAATGCCAGACAAGCTGGCTGGAGTGGTTATGGATCAATTAATCGTAGATGCAGATGCTCGTAATGCCGTATTGAAACAACGTGAAGATTCATTGAAATCAAAAGTTCCTGGAATTGATAGCGTATCTGTGGATAGAATGAGAAGCGTAAAAGACTTGCAGAAGGAAGCATTGGATGCGCGTAATCAAATGATGGCGACTCCTCATGATCCCGAAGCTCAACAAAGATATTTAGAAATCGTTCGACAAGTTGCACTAGCTAAGGAGACACAGCAATGAAACACAAAGAACCTAAGATCGTACATCATAAGGGTCATAAAAGCCCGAGTAAGCATTCTGTCCATAAGACATTGGGTCATCATGGCGGTCACATGACGGTAGGTCATGCGAGTGAAGGGATGAAGAATCCTCATGGCGTTGCCTCTAAGCACACCAAACATGCCGCTAAAATGCATTCTGAAATGCATGAATCTGGACAAGGCATGAAATCTCAAGGTATGAAACATCACCCCAAAGGTCATGGTGCATTCTTGGGTAAATTACATATGCCCGTTCACACACACGGATAATGGAGCATTAAATGATAGATATGTATTATCGTCATCCTTTTACTGATGACCAGATGTCTAGAATTGATGCCATAAAAGAAAAAGTATCTGAACTTCATGTTGTGATTAATCAGAATATGAATCACAACAAACTGGCGGAATACAATGCAGAAGCTTTGCGCAAGCTTGAAGAGCTCTGTATGGTTGCCACGAAGGGAATTGCAGCAGAGTGCATGTATTGATTAGATATGTACTTATGCTATAGTAATAAGGTTGCTAATAAGGCCTCGAAAGGGTAACCCTTGTTAGCAACCACTACTGTATTCGGCCTCACTTGTGGGTAACCCGGATGATAGTAAATAAAAGGTAGCTTTTGTTTATTAATCTAAATCGTTAGTAAACGTTTGCTATGTTATTTACATTCATTTGGGGATCACACAATGGTCAATGAAATTGATTTATCTACTGCAATGCAGTTATTCGATACCGAAGTTACGATTCGTTATCAAAACAAACAATATCTCGCTAATACCGTCACAGAAAGACACGGAACTACCGGTACCGCAACTAACGTACCAGTTTCTGCTCAGATTGAGTTAGAAAATGGCGGCTTTGCTCCGATGGATATCCCGATTACTAACGTTGATGAAGTAAACGTTGTTATTACTCCGTTTAACTTTCGTATCAAAACTGTGGTTGGTGGTGCGCAAAAAACCTTATTCGCGTATGACAAGATCGTTACCCAAGCTAAGCTTCACGCATTAGCAGCCGGTCGTCTGGTTGACTTTGAAAAGATTAATGCGATCTTTACCGATCCTAATTTCTCAAGCATTGCTGTAGTTCCGGTTAACGTGGGTGTTAATAATGGATTGAATGAATCCAAAATGTCCCAAGGTTTATCTGATCTAGAAGCCAATGGTGTAGACGTTAGTAACTACTCTTGTTCGCTCTGGTCATCGGCGCTTCTCAAACAGTCGCTGTTGCAAGATCAACAAGTCACTAACATCTTCTTTAACGATGTTAAACCTTTAACCAGCAACAAGATCCAATCGTATTTGGGTACTGACATCCGATTCTTAGGTGAATCTGGTGTTAACAAAATCCCATCTACCTTCATCGGTCCTGTTCAGAACTGGTTAGTTCCATTGGTACATGAAGATGCAGTAGTTCAAACCTTTAACCGCGATATCAGTACTTCCATTACTTGGTTGCCCTGGCAAGATCGTTGGGAATTGGTTACTACCGTTACAACCGGTGCAAGCGTAATTCAAGAGCGCGGCATTATTTTATTAACTTGCCAAAACCCATTCTAATTATAGGAGTCATGAATTATGTCTAATTTTCAAACATGGCAACAAAACACCGGTGGTAACTGCGGGTTTGCTCCTCGCATCTTTACTGCTGATACGGTGGACAGTGCTGCAACCGTTACAACGGCGGGTTATTTGAATGATTTGGCCAATAACTTTCAATCGGGTCCTGCACAGGCTCCGTTTAAAGTGAATGACATTTTCTTCATTAACACTTCATTGGCTGGCACTTATCCAACTCCAACTTCCACTCTGGGTGCATTCTACGTGACCTTTAGTGCTAGTAACTGGAGTTTGGTAGCGTTCCCAGCATTGGCTTTAGGTGCGTTGGTAGCGGCTAATAACCTCTCTGACCTCACAAACCTTTCTAATGCTCAGCTAAATACCAATGCTTTGTATGTGGTTGAAACCACTGCAGCGTTTAGCGATTTAGCGACTGCTGGTGTGAAGATTATCCAAGCTTCAAGCGGATCTCAGCAATACAAAGTGCGTGAGTTACGTTTGAGTGGTGGTGGAACTAACTTCAGTGGTGGTGGTGGTAATAGAAACGTTGCCATTCAAGACGCTACTGGAAGTCACGTTTATTCCGTGATTCCTGCTGCAACAGCTCAAGCTTTGGCATTCACTAACTGGGGTAGTACTGGATTGGCAGCTCCTGCTGTTGCCGGAACTTCTACTCAAGCAACGGATGCGGGTAGTAACTTAGTTATTAAGTACTCAGGCGGTACGACCGACTACACAGCCGGTTCACTGACAGTTATTGCAACTCTACAGCGAGTCGCGTAATTATTGGGGGGAGGATTCTCCCCCCTTCTTTGAGGGGGAATCATGGCCGCCAGTAGTTTTAGTCCATCGCTGACCGATATTGTCAATCAAGTTTTAGCCGAATATGGTCGAGGTCCCGTTGATAACATTACAACGGATGCTCAAGCCCAGCTTATTGCTAACCGTGTGAATTTCTTCTTACCGATCATGCTCAATGAATACAATTGGAATTGGGCGATTAAATATGTTACCGATAGTACTCCACTGACCCAGCCGTTTAGTCCTGAATGGACATTTGCCTTTCAGTTACCCTTTGATTATGGGCATATGTTTCACTTCTGGAACCAGGTGACCTGGAATGACTGGACGATTATCGATAACATGATTTTGGCGAATCAAGCCACCATCAACTACTATTACGTAGTGGTTGGTGTTAACTTTGATGTTATAACGGCAAACTTCATGCGAGCCCTGGTGTTATATGTGGCAGAAAGTCTGTCTTACGTACTCACTCAAGATGTGGCGTTATCTCAGAACCTTGAGGCTAAGTTTAGACGAGAGCTAGCACGAGCCATTATGCAAAATGACATGGAGCGAAACGTTCAAGCGCCTCCGAATGATTTCGATCGATGGACATGGATTTAAACCATGCAGACGCCACTTAACCACATCCGACAAACTAAATTCACGGCGGGTGAAGTCGATCAGATCCATTGGCGACGTACGGATACCGAAGATTATCTTACCGCCGCTATCTCACTTCAGAACTTTGAAATCAATACTACGGGCTTGGCTAAGAAGCGTAAGGGAACGGTATTTCAGTTAGATGTCACGACACAAGCGACAGACCAGTCGGCTATGTACGAGTTTCTGGATAATAATGGG